TGCTTCTGTGTATGCTGAGGATAAAGTTGAAGGTAAATGAGTATATTAGAGGCTATAGATAGGAATATAGAGAGGGTTGAGGCGGAGTTAAAGCTTCTTAAGGCTGCTGATCCTTTTTATTTTTTTAAGCCTTCTGACGGGAGTTTAACATCTGATGGCACTGCATTACTTCGTAAGCATTTAAAACCTGAAGACATTCCGCAGTTTTTGGATGGACAGTTAAATGCTTTTCAGTCGGAGTGTTCTGTTTTGATGGTTTTGGGCGGGAATCAGGCTGGTAAGAGCGCTTTAGCGGCTGTAAGGACGTTTATGCAGATGACTGGCGAAATTCCTTATGCTTTAATAGGCAAGGTTAACCCGGAGTTGTTGCCAAAGTCTTTCCCTCAGGATTGGCGAGTTGTGGGTGTGGATAATAAGCAGTTATTGAATACTGTTATTCCCACATATCAGAAATGGGTGCCTCGCAATTATTTAAAGGGTGGCAGTTGGGAAAATAGCTTTAGCGCTGAGAAGAAGACGCTTTATTTATATAAGTCGAATAAGGTTATAGGTTCGTTAGAATTTATGACTAATGAGCAGAAAAAGGAGTCATTCCAGGGGCCCAAGAAGGATGGTGTGGTTTATGATGAGCAACCTCGTAAGGATATTTACGAAGAAAATTTATTGAGGTTCGCGACTGCGGAGAGATTAAATATATTATTTGCTTTCACCGCGACACAGGGAATTTCATGGGCTACTGAGATGGCACAGGCTGGTAAGGACGATGATGGCAACCAGGTAGATTATTTTCAATTATGTAGTGTGACTAACCCTATTGCCAATTTAGAGATACTGGATGAAATTGTTGGGAAGATCACGGATTACGATACCAAGCGGATGCGATTACTTGGCGATATTGTCAGTTTATCTGGTTTGGTTTATGGAAAATTATTTAATAAAAAAAATCATGTAATAAAGCCTTTTTTACTTGACAAAAATAATTATATAGTGTATAGGGGGTTAGACCCTCATTTAGTAAAGGCCACTTATTGTGTTGAAATTGCGGTTGATAGAGAGGGCATTGAGTATGTAGTCGGAATATATTCAAATGCTGTTGATACTGAGATTGTAAAAAATGATCTTGCTGAAAGGGCTGTAGCGAGAAATTATAGATTAGGTTGGTCGTTATGTGATCCGTCAGCTAATAGCACGATTCATGCGCTTGGAAATAGAAATATATTTTTAGAATTAAAACGAGGGACAAATGCTATTCCGGCTTTATTCACGGCTGAGAAATTTGCGGGGTCTATTCATACCGGTGTTGATGCTATTAAGCAACTGCTTAAGATTGATGAGAAGACTGGCAAGCCGAAATTGTTTATATTTGACATTCCTGAGAATCAGGAGTTGATTAAAGCTTTTAATGTNCTTGAAAGAGAAACGTATATGAATGAAGAGAAAAAGGGTAGAGAAAGACACTATTGCGGAGGGAAGGNATGATTCTCATGCGGCTTTAAGGTATGCTCATCAACGGCCTATGCGATGGATGCCTGTTGTTGAGGATTTGCCGGTTTATAAACCTACAGATGAAAGGATAGGATATTGATATGGTGAGTGAAAGGATGACAGATGATTTGTATTGCACAGGGCAAAAGGTAATGACTGCCCAGGGTATGAAAAATTTTGATAAAATATTTGGTAAAAAACAAAAAAAATCAGAGGATACTCTATGCAAGAAAAAGCAGAAAAAAATGATTTCATAATTAAATTAGAAAAATGGAAGTCTGAATCTGAAAATTTAAGATTGAATTACGATTCTCAATGGGCTAAAAATCTGAAAATGGTTAAGGGAATATATCCCGATGACATTCTGGCAAAGTCCAAAGTCAGAGGAGAGTCAAAGCTATACTTTAGGAAAACATGGGCAATTACTTGGAGAATAATGAGTTCCTTCTATTCTTCTTTTTTGAAAGATACTGATATCTTTGAAATCGAGGGGCGTGATACGATTGAAGACCCCTTAAAGGCTAAGATTTTGCATTTCATAACGAAATGGCGTTTTGATGAAATGATGCGCGCGGATTCGTTGTTTCTTAAATTTATCTGGTCATTCCAGGATATTATCAATATTGGTATTTGTGTTGGCAAATTTCGTTGGGTTAATAACGAAACTGAAGATCGACCGGAATTTATAGTATACCCTCCGGAGCAAGTTTTCCACGACATGACTACTGGGATTAAAAACAGAAAGAAATATATTATATTTGAAAATTATCTGACCAAGGATGAAATGGAAGAACTTGGTTATGACAATATAGACGATGTAACTGTAAAGGCAATTCCAAGTAACCAGGTAAGAGATGTCAGGAATATTGAACATGCTGACCCATTACAAAATCCTGGCGAAAAGGAGTATCCTTCTTCAGGCAGGTATCACACGGGAAGCAAAGATAATATTGATACCAGCAGATACATTGTAGATGAGATGTTTTTCCATGAAGACGGGAAAACAATGTTTGGAGTTCGGTCAGGAGATGTTGTTTTGAAGAAGCCTGAAGAATCTACTTACGGAGCAAGATACCCTGTAGTATTCGGGCAATGCCTGACTGAAGCGCATAAAGCCATAGGAGAGGGTTTCCCTCAACCTTTAGAGGGTGTAGAAGCATCAATGAACGCTCATTTGAATCAGAGAAAAGACAATGTGGCGTTAAGCATGAACGGCCGAACTGTTGTTTCTCGATTTGGCAATGTTGATTTGCAAAGTTTGCAAACCTCTCGCGCGGGAGGCTTTACTCTAGCTGATGACACAAACGCTGTTGTGGATAGACCTGTTAATAATATAACCGGTTCTTCTTATAACGAGGCTGCGGCGGATGATGAGATGATGCAGGAAATGAGTGGAATTACTAAGGGGAAGTTAGGGTTAGGAAATGAGTCAAAAGCAACTGTGGCCAATTATAAACTTTTCAGAAAGTAATGCCAAGATTTGATTTGTTCTCCGCAATAGTAAAAGAAACATTTTTAACAGATTTCTTTTCCACATTAGCTGGTCTTATTCAAAGGTTTGAAACGAATGAGATGATATTTAGGATTGCCAATGATAATTTCCGCAAATATAATCCAAAAGGTAGGGATATATATGATTTAGGATTGGAAGCGGATTGCACAATAAACACCGGTCTGGGGGCTGTGGGTAGGCAATTTGAGATACAGCAGACCTTCTTGGCCATGGATAGGGCTAATATGTCAAATCAATCTACTATTCAATTATTGCAATCCGGTTCACAACCCCCACCAGGGGGATTTGAATTAATTAATACCGCCAAGTTTATGCGTGAAATCTTGCCGAAATTAGGATATAAAAACTTAAATGAGTTCTTTTTTAAGGTGCAACCGCCTCCTCAACCTGTTGAGGGCTTTCAAAATCAGGCATTAGCGGGAGCAAACCAAACTCAAATAGCTGGAACTCCGCAGGTAGGTGGAGCACAAGCCGGAGCAATAGGGTCTGCATGATAAATTTAAGCGATAAAGAATTAATTGATAAGCTAAATAATTTTTCTATAATATCAGAATTAGACAATACTCCATTAGGAACCGCGGTAAAATTTTATTTTGATTTAGTGGCGGAAGTGGCTTTAAGGGATTTAATAAGGAAAGATGATTTTACCACTTGAACAACAAATTAAACTTAAAGCAAAAGTTGAAATATGCCGGTATGAATTTCAGAATATGGTTACTTGGTTTAAAAATGAAGCTTATAATGCTCGACAGGAACTTGACGAGAGAAGACTGAGTGGAGAATTGGAGCTAACAAAATAATATGATTCCTATTTGCACTTAATGTGCTTTTGGTCTTTTTTTTGTAATCGGATACCTTCACCGTAATGAAGGAAATATCGAGAAAAAACTCGCAAAAATTAGTAGGAGGTTAAATGGTAGATTTGAATATCAAATTAGCACCGGAAGATTCTCCCGCCGAAAATGGGGAAGAAGTGTCAAAAGAAATATCGGAAGAAACACCGGAGACCTCAACCGAAACAGAGGGGACAGACGATAACTCTGAAAAAGAGGAAAAAGAATTGTCTGCGAGGGAACAGGCTTATGCTAAGTATGCACAAACTGAAGGCTTAGCTTCTTCGGATGAAGAAGAAAGCGAAGAGGTTGCTAAGGCTGATGTTCCACATGAAGAAAAAGAAGAGAAGGAGAAAAAAAGCAAAGTCGCTGTTAAAGAGCAAAGCGATGAAAAAACTGTGCCACTCGGAGCATTAAAAGAGGAGAGAGATAAAAGGAAGGCTCTCCAGACAGAAGTTCGATCTCTTAAAGCTCAAATTAATGCCAATATTGAAAAACAACAAAAAGCTATCAAAGCTTCTACTGAAAAAAAAGAAACAGAGGGAGAGGAAATTGAAGACTACGATAGCGAATTGTTGGCGTTAAGAGAGCAAATTGCTGAATTAAAAAAGAAAATTTCTGATAGGGAGGAAGTTGATGAACATAATGCCGCAAGCAAGAGGATAGAAGATGTGAATGTAAAAGCGAGTAATGTTAACCAGGAATTGGAGAAAGAAGGATTCCCTGGATTTAGCGCGAATAAGCCTTTAGTTATTGCTCACTTAAATCAACTTGCTCAAGAAGACCCAAATTTCTCTGCCATAAGCCGGGGAGTTCTGTTACACGAACTTGATAACCCTGCGGGTTGGAAGAAAATTTACAAGGAGGTTATCTTTCCAGATATGCAAAAAGCGGTATTGGGGAATGATAAAGATGAGTTAATAGCGGCTAAGAAGAAATTAAAAAAGCAAGCTCAACTCTCTGGTAATTCCGGCGGGAAACCACAACCTAAATCAGAAAAAGAAGAGAAATGGACTAATAATGATTACATAAAATTGCGAAGAAGTGGCTAATAATAATATTATTTTAGGGAAGGCACATTATTATGGCTGATGAAATGTTATGGTCGACCCAATCCGGTTTTCTTACGAATACAAAACTGAATATGCCCTTTCAGACGGTGGCACAGCCACTTATGAGGTTCAGACAGTTTGTAGACATTAAGGAAGCCTTTGGGAAAAACGCGGGTGAATCTGTCAACTGGCTGAAAGTAGCAAATCAGTCAGGCAGCGGAAGAGACCTTATAGAAACAAATGTAATGCCTGAAGCTCAACAGCCTCTTTCATGGGGAACTGGAAGCGTTAAAGAGGTAGGTATTTCAATACCTTTTACGTTTAAAGTTGAAACTCTTTCTAAGTTTGACATTAAGTCAATCATAAAGAAAAGTCTCTTGAATGATGCTAGAAAAGTTATTGACGGCAATGTTGAAAGACAGTTTAACCAGACTCCATTAAGGTATGTGGGAACGTCCGCTACTGGATTCGCGCTAACCACAAATGGGACTGCTACTGCAATAAATAACCTCTATTCTCAATAGTTACCATGTTCGTAAGATGAAGTTGGAATTAGAGAAGAGAGATATTGAACCGTATGATGGCAGTGATTACGTTTGCATTTTGTTCTTTTAGAGGCACTCGAGAGCCTTGAGGGAGCATTAGAAAGCGTTAATCAGTATACCGAGACTAGGTTACAAAAAACTACTCAATGGTGAGGTTGGAAGACTTCATGGGGTAAGATTTGTAAAAGATTCTCATGCGTACAAGAAAAATATATAATAGCACAACCGGTGCATTGAACCGCGAAAAGTTGGAGTGGTGGATATGCTCTCGATGCTTATATGTTTGGCGCCGATACTGTCAGGGAAATAATTACGGTTCCTGAAGAGATCAGGTTAAAAGTTACTACCGATTACGGTAGAAGCAAAGGTATAGCATGGTATGGACTTTTCGGTTGGGTGATTGAGTGGGATGACGAACCTAACGCAAGAATAATCAAATGGGATTCTGCCTCGTAGAAAGGAGTGAAAAATGACAGCAATATACGATAAATCAAGATTTACAGCAAGACAAGTTTTGCCATTAACTGCTCCTACAGGCGTTTCGGTACCTGGAACCGCTGCATCTGCAACGCAATTAATTCGGTTAAGAATGACGGATTACATGACCGTTGATAAGGGTGGGGTTGTCGCAACAACCGGGGGAACAGCCGCCGGACCAACAATCATTTTCCAAAGGTCTGTAGCTGGAACTGGAACCGCAGTTGCCTTTGCAACTCATGCTTTTGGAACAGATGCAGACAATGACGGAGCCGCTATAACAGTTACTTCAACGGATTTTGATCCCGGAGATGAACTGATTGTGGTGAATGCTGCTGGTACTGCCGCATCAACTCCAGTCGCAACTTTAATGCTGGGTTGGAAGGAGACTTTTCTTGGCTCCTAACAAGCCAAAATTACTTTTAATAGGTTATAGGGCTTACGGGGACTGGATATATACAGCTCCCGTATTACCCTATCTCTTTAAGAAATACAGGATTCATCTTGAAGTAAATAAAAAAGGATATGAACTTTTCCATGATGACCCTCGATTTGAGTCTATCTCAGTATTCCCTTTAGAAAAATATAAACCAGAGGATCAGGAGAAAGTAGCTAAAAAACGATGGAAAGCTATAGAAGAAAAAATAAAACCGGATAAAGTTATTAACCTTTGGAGAACTCTCGAAACTGAATGTATCGCTGAAAAATATATGCCGGAGTTCCATGAAAGCTCATCCAAAAGGCAAGAGTTATTTGGTAATAAAAACTTTTATCAGGCCATATTCAAAAAGTGCGAAATCCCCTTGCCACTTATTAACCGTGGTCGGGAATTGGAAAACCTTGAAGGGGTTTATTTCACTGAAGAACAAAAAGCTTGGGGCGAAAGATGGCGCAAAGAACACCAAAATGATTTTGTTATTGTGATGCCAATTGCCGGGTCTTGCTCTCATAAAGTATACCCCGATATGCCTTTGCTTACGGATAAAATAAGAGAACAATATCCAAATGCTTATATTTATCTTGTCGGAGACAAATCTGTAGCTCATGCTCAATGGGAAGGAGAAAGGATTGTTCATACTTGTGGCAAAATGGCTTTCAAACAAACAATAATGATGGCTAAACACGCTGACATGGTAATAGGCGGTGAAACCGGAGTTTTGGTTGCGGCTGGCATGTGGGGGACTTCAAAAGCCATGCTTTGCACAGCTTCAAGTATTTATCAAACGGTGAAATACCATGAGAACGATTATTCTATGCAAGCAAATGTCCCATGTTCTCCATGCCATAGGGCTATATATGCTGCTGAGGATTGTGAAAGAATGATAGTCAATGGTGAAGATCATTATCCTTCTTGCATAATGGGTTTTGATATGGCGCAAATTCTTAATGTGGTGGAAAAGGTTTACAACAAAACCAATATTTATAATCGAGACTATTATGAAAGATTTTTAGAAAGAAGCAAAACCGAAATAGGAGAAGCTATTTATTCGGACAGGTGGAAGTTAATTGAGAAATATTGTCGCGGGGATATGACGCTTCTTGATTATGGATGTGCTTCCGGGGCTTTCCATAAATTTTCAGTTAATGGATTCAAAACTTACGGGTATGACGTAAATCCTTATAGCGAATATAAAACCTTGTCTAAAAAGAAGTTTGATATTTTGACTATGTGGGATGTTATTGAACATCTTGAAAATCCCGGAAAAGAATTAAAGAAAATTAGCGCAAAATATTTATTTATTTCAACGCCCAATGTCGATGCTGTTAAGGGAGACATTAAAGATTGGATTCATTATCGACCAGGTGAGCATTTATGGTATTTTAATTTAAAAACTTTGACTGAATTATTAAACAATGTAGGATACAAGGTGCTTGAACATAACTATAGCGAAGGCGCTATTAGAAACCCTGATAGTCCTGAAGACATTATTTCAATTGTTGGGGAAAAAATATAATGAGTGGAACTGAATATCTTTTGGAGGTAGCTTAATGCCAGTAATTAGATTGGAAGACGTAGAAAGAGGGGTTTCGGGAGCATTGCTTACTTGCCCTGAGCATCACCATACTTCCTTTAGTGAGGAGTATACAAGCACAGCGGGAGGAGCAATTGCGGCTGTAACAATAATAACGCCCCCTGCTAGCAAGATTCTTGATATTCATAGAATTTTTATCCATTCGGAGGCGACTAGTGGAAATATAAATCTTGATTTCCTGACTTCAGGGATTAAGGTAGCGAGAATGTACCCAGCTAAATCAGGAGTTTTGGTTACAGGGGCAGTCCACTTTGAAGGAGTGGCAGATGAAGTTTTGACCTTATCCGCAACAGGGATTGGAAATACTAAAAAGGTTTTTGTAAGTATTCAATATATCATAGCGCCGATTGATTAAATATAGAAAAACTATGAAAAAAGCATTGTTAATCCGGTGGGGAGCTTTTGGGGATTTGGTAATGGCAACCCCCGTTATCAGAGTATTGAAGGAAGACGGTTATCATGTAACGGTTAGTGTGACAGACAGATCGAAAATGATCTTAAATCATAATCCGCACATAGATAAATTTATTATCCAANAAGATGGAGAAGTAAAAGGTGAGGATTTAAAAAAGCATTGGGAAGAATTAAGCAAAGGATTCGATAAGGTAGTAAATTTAAGCGAGTCAATTGAGGGGACATTATTAAAAGTTCCCGATAGAAAAGATTATTTTAAAACTAAAGATGAATTGGAAGCAGAATGTGATGTTAATTATATAGACCGGGGATTAGAAATTGCAGGATACCCGGAGAAAAAAGGATTAAATCCAGAACTATATTTCAGCAAATTAGAAGAGAAGTTGGCAAGAGACATAAAGAAAAAATATCGGGATAAGTTTGTAGTTCTCTGGTCTTTGTCTGGTTCGGCTTTTCATAAGGTTTATCCTTATACGGAATTTGTTGCAAGAGCTTTTCTGGAGAAATACAAAGATGCGGTAATTATGACGATTGGAGATGCTTTTTGTGAGATGCTTGAATGGAGCCATGAAAGAACAAAATGTTATTCAAATAAATGGTCAATTCGAAAATCAATGATAATGACCAAGTATGTTGACCTTGTAGTTGGGACTGAAACAGGGGTAATGGTCGCCGCTTCATGTTTTGATACTCCTAAAGTTATAATGCTTTCTCACGCAAGCAGGGAGAATCTAACAAAGTATTGGGAGAATTGTGAGGCATTGAACGCGGCAGTTGAATGTTATCCATGCCATAAATTGCATTATGATTTAAGCACTTGTCAATTAGATGAGAAATTGAAATCTCCAATTTGTATGGCAAGGTTGCATACATTAGAAGTTTTTAACGCTATGGAGAAATTTTATCTTCAGAGCAGAAATATTAATTTAAAGGAGGAACGGTATGGGTCATTTTGTAGGTAGTGGCAATCAACAGTTTTTTGTGGAAGAAGATGGAACGTATTGGAATGGACCTCATAAGACTATTCAGTATGATCCTAAGACTTTTGCCACCATTCGCATGGTTAAACTTCCCACAGAGCAAAGCAAAGAAAAAGGGATTGAGGAAGAAAAAGAAATATACAGCCAGGGTGTTGTTACCTTGTCTGACAAAACTAAAGCTGAAAACCAATTAAGGTTTAAAGAATTGACAACTCCGGCGGGTGAAAACGCAAAAAGGTTGTTAAGTAACGGAGGATTAAATCATTCTGCCTTTACTAAATCGTTAGGGCTTAATAGTCAAAGTCAGACTGATAAAAGCAAAACAAGGGTACAATATAACGCTATCCTGAAAGAATTGCAGGATAACGATTTGATAAAAAAAGAAGGATACAACTATTTTTATAAGGATTAAGTTATGGCTGTTCCAACTGCTCCAACTCAGACAAGTATCGTAACGGAAGGTTTAACGAAGTCAGGTATTTCTAACCCTACCGTTGCCGAAATAAACAGAGCGCAAGATGAATGGATGCAAGAAATTAAGCATGATATTTGGGAAGAGGCTAAGAAATTAAAATCTTTATATACTGAGAATGTTATTGCGACAGTAAATGGGATAGATAAATATTCTAACCCTTCGGACTATTCATCTGACATGACTTTGACTTTGCTTGACGGGACAGTAAATGGAACTGCTCAAGCTGGGGCTTCATCAACAATAACATTTGAAGGTGACGTAACAACGGGAATGATAGGCAAAGAAGTATTTTTGTATTCAGGAACAGGGGCTTCCGACTCAAATCCTATCCGCCAGATAACCTCAATAGACACAACCACTAAAATAGTGACGGTAGGTGTGGCTTGGGGGACGGTGCCTGATAATACAACAAAATATTTATTGATAGAAAGCTATACAAAATTAGCGCCTGAACCAGTATATGTTTTTGACAATAAAAACAGTTCGGAGCGTGGCAGTCCTCGCAATTACTTTCCTATCGGTGATGCAGATACAGGAGAATATTATTTATTTCCTGCTCCTTACAAAGAAACTGCAATTCCTTACGGATTGAGAATGCGGTATTATGCGGATTTAACTAAAATAGATTTAACCGGTGCTTTAATGACTACTATATACAACAGGTTTCGGTCAGTTATGGTTCAAGGCGTATTCACGAAATCTTTAGAAAATTTAGATGATAATAGAGCCAATACGGAATTTCAGAAATATATGCAAATGGTTGTGCGTGTTGTTAGAAGAGAACAGTACGGACAGGACATGTCAAATCAAATAATCCGAGTTGAAAGGTAATTCATGGGTTATGTAGGCAATACATTATCAATAGCGTTTAATACTAATCATAAATTTGGCGGGTTTTCTGATAATCCTAACAGGGAAGAATTGCCTCCGCACATGCTTGTAGATGCAAGCAAAAATGTTACGTTGCATGAAGGTGGATATAGAAAACGTGGAGGCACAATTCCTGTGGGAACGCAGATAAGCGGGTCTCCTCAAATAATAGGTTATTATGATTTTGTTCAATTAGATGGAACTCAATTTGAAATAACTGCGGCTACCGATGGGAAAGTATATAAAAATGATGTTGACACTATAGCAATTAATTTGTCTACCACAAATTACCATGATTTTGCTACCATAGGGGACACTTTGCTTTCGGTTGATGGTTCGAAGTCTATGAGATATTGGGTTGGAACCGGTAGTTCGGCTCCGGTAACAAATCCGCCTTCTGATTGGGCAATAGATAATTCATTCCCTCAGCAGGTTGTAATTCATGGCAGAGGTTTGGCGCAAAGAGCTTGGACGTGGACGAAGAAAAACAAAATATTTGGATGCAAAAAAACAAGTGGTACAACTTCATCTGATCCTTTAGAATGGAGAACTACAGATGGAGGATTTGCTTTGAAATTTGAATCCAGGCTTGGAGATGGATTGACTGCCATTTATGAATTTGGAGATCGGTTATTTTTATTCACAAATAGAAATACTTACTTGCTCGAGGATAGCAGCACAACCGAGGCTGAATGGGGGATAGAACAGGCTCCTTATGTTGGAGGAGCAGCTCATTGGCGATTAATTTCAATTGTGGATAATGATTTATTTTGTATGATGGATGATGGAAATGTCTACAGTGTTAAAAGGGCTCAATTTACAGGCGATTATAAGAGCGCTTCCATAACAAAACCGTTTTTTTTAGATAGATATATTAAAGATAATATTGATCTTACTCAGATAGAAAAATTTCACATGGGATTTGATCCGGTTGAAAGAACTTTAAAAATATGGATGGTTAGAAAGTTACAAACTAAAGCGGATTTATGTTTTCCATATTATCCAGAATTAAAGAAATGGGGAACTCCATACATAAATACTAATGGAGATAGTGGATTTAAAGCTTCTGTAAATACTTTAGTCAAGGTTGGAACTGGAGATTACAGATTGAGAACTGGAGATTATTCTGGCAGGCGATGGGATTTGAATTTAGATTCCAAGTGGGATAATGAAACTGTCAATTACCGCGCGCAAATTCAACTTCCTGAAGTATTTGGAAATAGCACAAGGGCTGAAAAGAATTTTAAACGAGTGATAATTAAAGGAATACCAACTACAACGGATGATATTACTTTAAATTGGTCTATTGATGGAGTTGTTCAAACTCCAATTACGGCAAAGATGTTACCGGAAGGTATTCTAATTGGAAGTGGCCAGGCTATTGCTGGTCAGTTTTATGTTGGAGGCAATGGTTTGGCAATTGCTACAATTCCATTGGGAGTTAATGGAAAAAATTAGGATTGAAATTTTTTGATGATACTGGTGGAGATGATTTTTTATGATTTCCATTCAAGTTGATTATAAAGTTTTGGGCAAAAGCCCTCAAGGAGGAATAAACTAATGGGAACTTTTATAAGTTTTGACACACCAAATACCAATTGGGTTGATCTTGAAACATTGGTCGATGAAGCAAAGCTTGACACAGAAAATACCCAAATATATGGAAATGATGTTGCTCTTGACACAGCTTTAGCGGTAGAGCATAAAGTTGGTGGGTTTCATAGTGATATTACTGTCGATTCCATAGTAATGGCCGCAAGCGGAGCTATAACCATGTCAGGACAGGGAATTTTAACAGTGCCTCAAAATGGTTTGCATTTGCTTGATTCTGATTCAAGCCATGATTTGATTATAAATCCTACTTCAAATTTAACAGTAGACAGAACTTTAAGCATTGTCACAGGAGATGCTGACAGGACATTAACTCTAAGCGGAGATTTAACTGTAGAATCCGCAAGTTTAGTTAATCAAGATTTAACTACAGACGCATCTCCCAAGTTTGCTGGCGTATCTTTAACAGGAATAACAGATGGCGCAGTAATATTAGGGGCTGGAACATCTCCTGTAACTTCATTAGCTGTAACAACTGATGGATCAATAATTATCGGTGATGGGACTGCAGCTCCTACAACTTTAAATGCTTTTGATTCTTCTACGGGTTCATTAAAGGTAGCTAATGGCGGCACCGGGGCTACCGATGCGGCAACTGGATTAAGTAATTTAGGCGGGATAGGTGCGGCTACTACAGACACTCTCACAAATAAAACTATAAATGCTGATGGGGCTGGAAACGCATTATCAAATATAGATATAGGGAATGTTATAGCGGCTTCTCAAGCAGAGGCGGAAGCCGGCACAGATAATACAAAATTAGTTACTTCTCTAAGGGTAGCACAAGCTATAGCGGCTTTAAGTAGTAGTGGGCTCACATGGGTTAGTAAAACTACTACTTATACTGCTGTTGCAGGTGATGGCATTATGGCATCTACTTCAGGGGGAGCTTGGACGTTAACATTACCAGCTTCAGCTTCTATAGGTGATGAAATTGGGATATGCGATCAAAACCAGAATTTTGCAACAGCTAACTTAACCATAGCAAGAAATGGCTTAAATATAATGGGATTGGCCGAGGATTTGACAGTTGACACAGACAATTCAAATTTTAGTTTAATTTATAGTGGTGATGCAACTGATGGCTGGATTATAAAATAAGGAGAAAACAATGAGTGTTAGATCAGCATTTAATTCAATTATAAAAAACATTCAAAGAGGTTCTAAAACTTTAGGAAGCGGAACAAGCAGCGCAACTCAAACAATAACTGCTGTAGTTGATGGAAAAACTTTGATTAATCATTTAGGTCAGACTACAAATAACACAGCAGAAGACCCACAACACGTTGATACTGATTTAACATTCGTAAACACAACTACTATTAGTTTTTGGCCGGGCCAATGTTACTGGCTCAGTTACTGTATCTTGGGAAGTTATAGAATTTTATTAAGGAGAAAATAATGAGTAGCATAGGAGATTTTGGAACTAATATCAAAAGTATTCAGAGAGGTGCGGGTGCGATGAATCCAGGCACTTCTTCTTCTACACACACAATTACAAGTGTAGATACTTCAAAGACTGTTATTTTTTTCCATAATATGAACAATAATCATGCGGATTCTGTAAGTGCAGATGATAGCCACCCTATGATTGTATTGACTAATGCAACTACTGTAACAAGGTCAAGAAATTCAAGTGGGGGTAGGTGCGCACCTTCATATTCAATAGTTGAATTTTATTAATTAAGGAGAAGATATGCCGAATAAAGATTATGCAGAAATAGAAACAGATAATGGTAATTTATGCACAGGGATTCTTAACTCTCATGCTAAACCAATACCACCAGTCAATAGAGATATAATAGAATATGATTCATCGTTAATTAATCCTTTAGGTAAAGTATGGAATAAGACTAACTGGGTTGACGCTGATACTTTATTATCATTAGTTAAATATAAAACTAAACATAAAAATGCTCAGAAAATTATTGGTAAAAAAGTTCATGCGAATTTCAAAGATGATTTTGCTTCAGCGGCTGAAATAGAAACTCATAGGTCGAATATGAAGGCATATTTTATTGCGAAGGTTAGAACTCCAATAAATGCGGCGGTAGATAAAGCAGGAGTAGACGCGGCAGTAGCTTTAATTGACTGGGAGTCAGTATAATGGAAGAATGGTATTTAGAAGTTTGTTATGATGATTTTAATGATTATCCTTTAGAAGTTTGTTATGATGATTTTAATGATTATCCTTACGAGTGGTGGAAGTGAGTGACCATTTATAGCGAGATAAAAAATTGACTAAAATTGAAAAGTTAGAGAAATTATTAGAGGATATTTGTGAAGAAGATGAAGAAATCAGGGAGACCGCTGTACAGGTATTGTCAAGGAATGAAGTTTATGGAGATAGTTTCGGAGTTCCTATGTTGACTGATATTGTAGAATCTTTAGTGGCAAGAATTAAAAAGTGAGTGACCAGGCGATAATTAAATTACTTTTATCTATTATAGGAGCTATGATTATGGGTATGGCGGTTTATTATGTAACTTCACAAGATAATCTAGATAAAGCTCAATGGAAGGCTATACAAGGGTTAAGGAAATATCACATGGTGAAACAATGATAAATTGTAAAGTATGCGGAGCTCCTTTTATTGCCTGTAATTCATTAGACGAAGACGGCAATATTATTGAGTGGAAACAGAATTGTCATTGCGAGGTAGATACAGATGAAAGTTGAATTTAAAGGCAGATTAAGAACTGAATATATTGACGGGGAATCTGAATGTCTTATAGATCAAAATCATAAAACAGCTTTTAAAGCTGTTATTAACGATCATAAAGTTATTGTTTTCCCGAATAGGTTTAAAACTAATTTTGCTTCTACTGGTATCCTGAGAGGGATATTTCCGCCACGGGGAAATGGTAGACGCAAGAGGTATGGCAAGGCGGCAGTATTACATGATTATCTTTATGAAACTGGTGAGTTTTGTAAAGACATATCTGATGATATATTTTATTATGCAATGAAATGTTCCGGTGTCTGTTTTCATATTAGGTTGATAATGTACTTAGGGGTTCGCATAGGCGGTTGGTATGCCTGGAACAAATGCAGAAAAAATGACCAAAAAGATAGTAAAAACTAACTTTAAATGATACCTTTTAGAAAGGGATTAAATTATGAGAAATATTTCAACTTTATTAATGCTGGTATTATTAACTGGTTGTGCTGTAGGCGCTACTAAAATTAATTATGAGCGTGATAGTTCCGGCGTAAAATCATTCAACTATATGTCGGACAAGGATTTTGATAATTTAGATGCCAAGATAATTAAAGATGATAATAAAATAACTACCATAACTATTAAAGTTGGTAAGGCAAATGGCTCAACCGCAAAGAAATTATCTAACGAAAAACTCGATGCTGTGATGAATAGATTAGACAAGATAATTGATACGCTTGGAATAAGTGGATTATTAGAGAAAATTGTATCTCCTCAAACAATAATTACAGACGCCTTAACATCTTCCAATTTACCTGAATTACCAATAACATCAACAATTGCTGAGACTGTAACTAAAACTGCGACTAAAACTGAGGCGGATAGCACAGTTAGTAATGATTCGGAAGTCACTGAAAGTCAGCAATTTCTGTGGAAGCCTATTTCTGAATCAACTGGAAATTTAGTTATTTTAATCCCAGCCAAATATACTGGCAAGACTACTAATGTTTTAAATATTTATAGTTCTGGTGGTGCCTTAATTGAGACAGGACGGTATAGCAATCCAACTAACGGGAATAGAGAAACTTATTGGTTTAATCGCCCAGGGAAGGATTATGGCAAGGATATAACTGTTACTGCTCAGTTAAAAACTGGCGAAGGGTTATCAGTGGTTATCCATGATGGCAGTAGGAGGACAACTAAATAATGTCAAATTTTTATTGTGAAAAATGTGGATCAGTTATTATTGACACCCCTAAAGGTTTTGTAACTGAGTGTGAGCATTACCCACTTGAGCCTGAAATAAAAGATTTTACTGCTCTGGAAAAATTGGAATTAATAGGACAATTGACATGATCTCTCAAATAGGTCAGTCCTTATTAAAACAGCATGAGGGTGTTAAACTTAGACCATATAGATGTACAGCTGATAAAATTACGATTGGAGTCGGCAGGAATTTAGATGACATAGGTATTTCTATGGAAGAGGCAGAATATTTATTCCATAATGATTTGAAGCGGGTAGAGAAAAGTTTAAATACTATTGAAATTTATTATGATTTAGATGATGTTGTTCGACAATACGTTTTATTTGATATGTGTTTTAACATAGGATTGTCAGGATTGAAAAGATTTAAAAAAATGTGGCAAGCCTTAGAAGATAAGCATTATGGTAAAGCCGCTGATGAAATGCTTGATAGTAAATGGGCAAAACAGGTTGGTTCTCGGGCAATTAGACTCGCTAAAATGATGAGGACTGGAACATGGCCATATTAGAAAGCGTTATCATTCTAAAATTAAAATCATGGTTATTTACGATTTTACCAATGACCATAAGGAGCGAACATCCCATGAAAATTGACATGATTGAACTATTAAAAATAATTATAATTCCAATTATAGTTGGAGCTCTATCTGTATGGATAATGGCAGATAGAGTTGCAATGGGACTGCAATATCATAAAGAAGATGAAAGTGTTCATATGAACTTACAGGAAAAAATAAAAACATTTGTATTGCGAAGTGAGTTTTTTGCTCACGAAAAAAAGAACGAAGATCATTTCCATGAAGTTTTAGCCGCTATAGAAAAATTAGACAGGAGATAAATTATGGCAATAGCTACCGTTGTAGAAAATATGCTAACTGGCACCACTTTGGGTATAAGTTCAAGCGATCCTTTTGATAATTCTAATGATACCGAAGACGCAAAGAATGCCCCTGGTGGCAGTTCTGATTCCGGCACTGATTCCGGCACTGATTCCGGGACAGATACAAGCACTGATACGTCTTTAACTAGCTTGCTTGGAGAATTAGCGGCATTCAGGGAGTTGACGCCTGAAGAATTGGCTTTAATCGAGGCTGAAACTAATATTGCGAATACCATGAATGACACAATGACAGAGGAATTGGAGCAAGCTAAATGGACAAATGATTATATAAGGGCAACTACTCCTGATAGCCCTGAGGAATTAGCGTATATTAAACAAGTTAATAGAGATAGTGTTGTGCTTGAGAAAAAGAAAATCAAGGCACAGTCAGACTTGATTGATATAGCTTATGCTGATGCGCCATTATATCACGAAGCCGCGATAGCTCAGTTAAATTTATTCGAGCAAAATGTTAAGTTGTCCAGTTTGCAAAATGAGGCGGCCATAGAAACTGAGCAGTCAAGAGCGCAATTACTCGCAGATCAGATTGATAATCAAATAAATGCTGTAACTGCTTCTGCCAAAGCGGTAGATTTGCAATCTCAGCTAACCGGCTTAAACAAGGGGTTGATTTTTGATTTTACCAAACAAAATATAGAATTTCAGAAAACCATAGATGAAAAACAGGCATCATTAATCCAGCAGAAACAAACTGCTGATGAAAGACAGTTAGATATTTTTACAAATCTTCTCCCCCAGCATGAAGTTTTTGCCAGTAAACAATTTGAGTTGACAAAGAAAGCCCAGGGGTTTACTGACGAACAGATAGCCTTTGCTCAAGACCAGTTAGGATTAGAGCGAACTAAATTAGGTGTAGAAACACAACAAGTAACTACATCAGGAGGGTTATTTGAACAGCAGGCGGGACTATTAAGCTCAGAGCTTGGGACATCTGCCTCTGCGACAGAGAAGGGTTTGGAAGACGTAGGAACTTTGCAGACTGCGGAATTAAAAAAAGCGCTAAGCGGAGATATTGCTTTGTCTCCCGGACTGGCGCAGGAAGAAGCTCTTATAATCAAACAGCAGAAAGAACGTCTTGCAAGAAAAGGGATAGTTTTGGAAGGGGATACTTTGGAATCCTTAGTTGGCACAAGTGGAACCTCTTCCGAGAACACTGCAAAAAATATAAGAGATTCTTTGTTAGCGAGGCGAGATGATTTCAAAAGAGGAGTCATTGCACAGGCTCAGACAGGGCTACAGCAAACTGTGGCGGGACAAACAGCTTTAAGGGGACAGCGCATTGGATTGGCTCAAACAGGGCTTGGTATTGGTAGAGAACAGGCGCAAAACGTAGCAACGCCTGATGTCGCCGGGCTAAATCAAGCAATTCCAACTGTAACGGCTCCTACTGTAGGTGGATTGAGTGATGTTGGATTTGTCCAGGGAATAACTACAAATATAGCAGCTCCTACATTCACAGATAATAATGTAGCGGCTCCTGTGGGGGAGCTTGGACAAGCAGGCGAGACAACAAAAGATATTTCGGATTTATTGATAACAGATAATGCCGCATAATAGAGGGAGGTAAATATGGCCGGGGCTGGATTAGGAACAGCAGGATTATTGGAACAAGTTAAAGGGAGTGTGGGGAATACAGAAACGGCTACTCAAGCAGGAGAAGCCGCAATAACAGGATTATCAAGCGCACAAGGCGCAATAGCTGACAATCGGCAATTAAACGCTGAAATAGCACTATCTAATCAGGAAATTGTGGCAAAACTTTTAGTCGCGGATTTGGCAGCGCAAACAGAGATCGATGTTGCAACGTTACAGGCAGAGGCCGCAAAAAGTGCGGCAAGTTCAAGCTCGGCCGGGTCTATCATTGGATCAATTATTGGCGCAGCTGCAATTTTAGCTTAATAAAAGGAGTATATTATGGTTCAAACATTTGGGGCAGGAATAGCGGCAGGGATAACAAGTGCGGCAAATACTTTTGCTAACAAGAGACAAGAGCAACAGAAAGCTATTGCTTTGCAATTGATTGAAGAAGCAAAGCAAAAAACATCAGATCAGAAAGAGGAAACTGCATATCATCAAAAGTATTTACAGTTTAAAGATTTAAGTTTGGCTGAAAACTATTTAGAAGAGACAGCAAATTTTTTAGACAGGCAGGGACGAAATAAAATGGCTGACAGTGTGCGAAGCATGAGCAATGCGGATAAGCATGCAAAGTATAAAGAATTGCTACAAAATGAGGCAGTTATGGAATCTAAAACCTCGACCGCGGAAGAAAAGAAAATCTCCTACGAGAGATCACTTGACCTTACAAATAATGGAGATTATAAAAAACAATGGGCAATACAAAATAACTTATATGGTAAAAGAGCAGAGGAATTAAAAAATAAGAAAACTATGCAACAGAAAGATGCAAAGAAACAATTTCTTTTGAAATCTCAAAGTCACATCCAAAAGCTTGTATCATTAGTGGATGAAAAAGCTCCTGGAACTAATAAGCTTAAAGGGAAAGCTGCTCTTAAATTAAGAGAATTAATTCAAAATGATATTAGCAAAATAAAAGATTTAACTACAACATCAGAAAACTTTAAAAGCCTAAAAGCAGAATATATAAAAAGAACAATGTTGACTGTAGGTGAAGAGAATGCTGGGACTGTTTTGAAGGTAATTTTATCTCCAACAGAGATGCTTAAATACAAAAAACTTAAACTTGAGTTAATGAAACAACAGAAAAGCCTTAACAAACCTTCCGTAGCTCAACAAAAACTTAACATCCAAAAAGAGGAAACTAAGAAAGCAAGTGAATTAGAAGCAAGGGCAAAGGCCGCCAATATAAGAGCATTTCAAAATGAGCAGGGCTCTAAATTGGATGCTTTAGGTGTTGGAGACCTGAGAACACAAAGCGGCGCTCCTTCAGAGCGAGCAAAAGCTTTTGCTGATTTATTGAGTAGTGGAGGGAATTAAATGGCCACAGTTCAGGAATTAACAAATAACCCTGAATTTCTATCTTTTACTGATGCGGAAAGGAAATATGTTCTTTCCCGAGCAAGTGAAGAATTTAATGCTTTCAATGATGAAGAGCAGGCTTATGTTTTGTCTAAAATACCTCAACCTGAAACTTTACAGGGAGTTGACGCCTTCAAGGAAGGGGTAGGCCCTGCGATAAAAGGGGTTTTAAGCGGCAAAAATACTGAAGAAATTCAGTCTGATGTCAGAGCTGCTATACAGATCAGAAAAGCTCCCGAAGAACTGTCATCTATTCAATCTCAATTGCAAGATATACCAGCCATTGAAACTCCTGAAGCCCCTGTACAAGTAGAGAAACAACCGTTACAGACAGAGCAGGGGCAAGAAGTAGAACAAGAAGAACCAGGGATATTTAAAGCTTTTGGCAAAAGTATAGCGACAGTAGGAACCTCTACCGCTTCGTCAGTAGGAAGTTTAGGGGGAAGAGTAACTGAGTTCATAGAAAGGCAATCGGAAAAAGTGGCAGTTGCCAGTAAAAAAATTCTGGGAACTTTTCTTAAAGGTGATGAAAATGCTTTTTTTGAGGAACGAACTGGTCCAACTGAAACTATAGCTCCATTACCTAAAAGTACAATTAATAAAGCTTTTGAAAATATACAAAAGGGCGCAGATATAATAACAAAAGATTTGGCGGTTGAAACTGATGGCTGGAGCGTACCCTAAGTTTTGGGTCATCTGGAGTTGGTAGCGCAGTAGGTTCTCTCGGGTTATTTATGGCAACGGGTGGAGTTGCAAAACAAGCATTGGGCGCAAAGGTCGCAGGAGCTTTTACTGTGTTACAAGAAGCATTATTGGAAGGAGAAGGTGTTTATGAGGATTTAATCGCTCAAGGGGTAGACCCTGAAGAAGCGTCAAAGAAAGCTCAAGCAACTGCCTTGGTCAATTTGCCTTTAATTAAAATGGAATGGAATGTTTTTATTAAAAACTTTGGCAAAGCTAAGAGTGCGTTAAAGGGGATTGCTAAAGGGGCGGGAACTGAAGCATTACAAGAAGCCTCTCAGCAGATTTTAAGTAACTTTCAGACTGGCAAACCTTTAAATGAGGGTGTTGCTGAAAGCGCGGTTTTCGGTGCTATTGCTGGTGGAGGCACGGGAGTATTTTCAGGTGGGCAAACTGCTCCTGAAACTCCTTTAAACGAATTATCTAAAGATCAATTAGAAGAAAGCATTGCTCAAGATAAGCAAGCAATAAAAGAAAAAGAGGGGCAAGTCCCTATTGGTGAGGCTACAACCGCTCAAAAGGAAAAGGCATTAAAAAATATTACAGAAACTACTACTGTTTTTGAGGAAGCCGATAAGGAGCTTAAAGGTATAGCAAAAAAGGAATCTGATATTGAGGGAGTTTCTGACCCTAAGATTGCATTGGAAGAAACTGCTCCGGCAAAGGAACTTTCTGTTAAGCCAGAGGGAGAATCTACAGACACGGCAACTGAGAAAGTTCCTGAAGTTGAATCGGAAGCTAAAATCCCTGAACAATCCACAGCTCCGAAGGTAACTGAGAAAGCTACTGAAGTTGCTAAGGGTGAAGCTCCGAAGCGAGAGCTAATAACTGACGAGGAGATAAAGGATATAGGAAAACGAGAGCATGATGGTGATCCTGTAACTGATAAAGAAACAGGAAATATATTAAAGAAAGCAGGCAAGAAGGTTAAGCAGAAAGGATTAGCTCCTAAAGAACAGAAGAATTTTCTACTTGATGAAATAGATAAGGCTATTGAGGATGCTGAAAGCACAATGGGGCTTAACAATAAAATAATAGTTGAACTTGAGAATAATGAAC